TCGTAAAAATGCTCAATCGTAAAAGAATAACCCTTGATGGAATATATCCCCGGCCTGTCTTTTTTAAGCTTGTCAAAGTAGGATGATTTCAGGCTCATGCTTTACTCTTGAAAAACCGATTGACTTTGCTAACGGCATGACGGACTGCGCCCTTCATATTATCGTTGATGACTTCTATGACAGAACGCCAGTTCTTCCAACCGCCCCATTCGCGAGACCAGTACGCGCCCGATTTTTCGTTCTCGATTGTAGCACCGTATCCGTTGTTTGTAAGTTTATATCCGTATCCCTGCGATGCGTCTGTCGGCGTTTGTTGGCGCTGGCCTATCTTGATTTCTCCGCTCTTGATAGCCGCCATGACATAACGCCTTTGGGCATCGCTCTCGAATGTCTTGCCATAGACTACTTTCCTGGTAGTCTGCATATACGGATCGTCATGCTTCAAACCGTGACGCTCATCCCCTACAAAGTATTCAGCCATCGCTTCGATAGCAACCTTCATCCCATGGCGCGGGACGGTTTTCAGGAAGGCTTGTACCTTTTCAAGGTTGCGAATGGGCTGGCGTTTCAGCATTAGATTGTCACCTGTTCACCCTTATCATTCTGCAAATAGTGCTGGCAGTATCTACCGCGATGACAGGATAAGCCCGTCCCATGTGGGGGAACGAAGTTCCTGCGTACAAACCAACTCACTCGATGACGCTGACCTTTCAACATCTGACATTCTGGGCAACTCTCATTGCCATCTTCGCCGACGAACGTCACCATGATATCTTTACTGGCCCGTAATGCGCCCGCGTTATACATCTCTCTCAAAGTGCGCGTATATCCGTCCGCTTTCATCGTAACCCAGCTAAAGAAGTCAAAATCTTTCTCTTTTCGTAGTTCTCTGGCTTCCTGGAACAGCATGTCAATATACCCGGTTTCAGCCGCTACCCGTGAATTGAGCCACGCTACCGCATCCGCATCAAGCGGCGTCCCACCCGCTTCATCGCTCCAGCCCAGACGGAAGGCAGAGCCCAAATTGTAAATCATTGCTAAAACGAAGGCATTGCGCGGCGCTGTCACACTCCCGCTGCCCTCAAAATATGTCAACAGGCTGCGCGTAATGGCGTCATGATAGCGCTGGTTGATCGCAGTCAAATCACCACCCGCCTTGATTGCCCCCGTCATGATGGCGCGTAAACGCAAAGACGCGGGAATGTCTATCCCATTCTCATCAGCGTATTTGATAGACGCTGCTAAAGCAGTGTGTAAGTCGGGGATCATTTCACCTTTTCCAGCGCCATAACGCCCTGTTCGATACTATTGACCAGATAGTTAGGGTCCAACACAGGTTCGATAGTCTTTATGGCATTGTTGAATATCACCGAGATTTCGCGCCTGCCATTAGCACCCATCAAACTGGCCTTGATACTGCCTACCAATTGCGGGGAGATGTAATCACTCGTAAAGTCTAACGCTTTCTCTGTCCCCTTGCGCTGTGTCAACGTTCGCCAGCGCTTCAAATCGGCAACGGCCTTTATGCTGGTATCGCCCGCGTTCTCCCTTGTGTCTGCCATATTGGTTATATTATCCGTGTTCTCGGGATTGTTATCGCTCGGCGGGGGCGGTTCGTTCGTAGCCCCATAAGAGCTGGCAACTCGTATTTCACTGACGAATAGATTGTCACGCTCATCGCCTAACGGCTTATCACCATATTTTTCTTTTCGCACCTCTTCGATAGTATGGGTACGCTCGAAAGCGGCCTGTTCTTCAAGCTCCAACTTTCTATCCACTACGCGGGGATCTTCAAACTCGCCTGTCAGCTTCCATCGCGTTTCGTACACCGGCAGGATGTTAGATGTGATTTTTTGTGCAAAGGTTTCGAGCGTTTTCCATAATGATTTTTCTGAATACGTAGCACGGGCAGCTAAGGCGTTAGCTTCAGCCGCGCCTGTATCCAGCATAGCAAGCAGGCCGGGGGTCATGCGATTGAAAACATCTATCATGTCTTGCTCTAAGCTGGCGATGAATTCCGCGTCTTTGTTAGACATGACACGGGACATCCAGGTAACAGTGTCACCCACACCGCGTAATTTCATCATCTGGTTTTTCTTGGCCGATTCGTCTGCTTTGCGTTTTATTTCATTCCAGGCTTCATCGTTTATCCAATCCTTGAAAGCCAGGATAGAAGGCGGCTGGCCGTTGTAATTGGTGTATGTGGTCGCCTTAGTCTTTCTCATACCTTGGTTCCCCGCCAATGTCATGGCTAAACTTTCGATAGGCGATAAGCCCCAGAAATACGAGCGTGGGTTGTATGTCTTGAAATGTAATATCTGCCAGGTTGGAAAAATGATAGCGGGCTTACCATAACCGGGATAATACTCGTAATGGCTTACAGCCAGGCGCTTATCAGGGACAGGCTTTACCATCTCAAACGGGATAGACCATAACTCACTCGGCCTGTCGTAGGGACCAGCGCGGTTTAACCACCAGATAGCATTACCGTTCAGTTTGTAACTCATGGTAGTATCGCGCATAAATTCAAGGCCGCTGTTCATTTCGTTGGGCGTCCGCAGTAACACCTCGAATTCATGGTTAGGTATTTCGCGCTTATCTTCGCCTGCCAGGCGGTAAACTTCAAACTTCGATAAACCGACATCATCTGCCAGGACGTCAAGCGCTGTTCCCAGTAGTGGGGACAACCTGTACATATCCGCTTGATTGGCATATATCATCGGATCAGGTACATCCCAACGTTGCGCGTCGGCTGTCTCTCCCAACCAATCCAGCTCACGCGATAAGGCTTCTTTTACCGCTTCGTTGAATTGCTTGCGGGTTGCCAGTCCGAATGTGTTTAGTATCCTATCTGTAAATGCCATTTGTCACCTGCCTATGAAACCCCTTCTCCAAAGTAATCGTGTTCGGATTGATCTATTCTTTGAAAGTAAACACAAAGATTATCGGATGTTGGTTCAAACATTCTGCATGTTTCCGGTCTGTTTTCATAATCTCCGCAGCGTCCGTTTTCGTCAAGAAGTGGACAGGAAAATTTAACCGCACCATTCCAAAAATGACCAACAGCCTTAAATGGTTTTCCTTCGCGTTTCATTCTTGCGTTTGCCAACTCCAAAGAAGGCTCTTTGTACAAACCGTCTTTGTATGTTAATCTGAATCCATTACAACAATAGCCGGGTCTGGCACAAACATTACACAAGCTCATAATATTATATTATCCAATCGCATCTACCGGATTACCGCCGCCGCTCAATTCAGTATCAGCCCACACTTTCGCGTCCAGCCTGTTAGGGCTTTTATCACCCGGCATCCATAAGCACAATTCATCTTCCAACTCCGGAAAGTTGCCAACTAAGTGATCTTCCCCGCGTTCTGTCTTTGCGCTGATAGGCTCGGCGCGGACTGCCTTTCCGCGTGTAGCACTGACTAATTTTACATTAACACTGGAGTCTGTATCTCTGATAACCTTTTCTACCATTTCGCCGCCATAGTTCTTTTCAGCCACCATTATATCTGCTTTTAGTTTGTGGTACGTCTTGACAGCTTCACGCGCCCACAAGTCGGGACTTCCCTGAATGCTGTTATCTTCGAGCGTGTAATGGTGATTGCGGCTATCAATCCCACATGCGACAATCCCGCAAGCGTCACCCGTTGTACTGCCTGACGGGTCTACCCCTACTGCAATCCGTATCAATGTCGGCGCCTTTATTACACGGTTTTCTTCCAACCCTAAAACCTTATGAGTGCCTATCATAACCGCCCGCCTGTGCCACAATGCCCCCGGCGCTTCGTCTATATCTTCCGCGTCGATTTCCTGGCGGATTGCAAGCGCCGTCATATCACTGGATAACTCCGCTAACGCTTCTTTGCTGATATGCGGGTTCTCGTGACTGGAGAAATGGAAGGCAGCCCAGCGCCCTGATGTGTCTGCGTCGGCTTTCTTCCACATCTTCGCCGCGTGTTGCGGGTCACGCGCCTTGCTTGTGCTGCGACTGTGCAAACTCGGCGGGGTATAGATAAAAACAGCATCCCCGTTGTTATCTAACAACATCGGTGCGCCGACTTCTCCCCAGGCGGCCTCATCCATCAATTGAAACTCATCTAAAATCAGGATGTCTGCATAATCACCACGTAGGGTGTCAGCGTTCCAGGCCGTTTTAGCACGTATACGATTCTCTGTGCCACGCTTCTCGATGATGTGTTTGGTCTCATTCTTGTAATATGCCCCAGCCGCTACAGGGTCATTCAACGCCTTTGTGACTTCCGTCCAAAAGCGGTCGATCTGGTCTTGTGTAGGGGCAGCGTATAAAATGCGATGACCGGCTAAGAACTTTTCAACCGCCAATATGGCCATGCCAACAGTTTTACCGCCACGCCTGCCCGCTCTGATAACCTTGCGCTTGGCAGGGTGGTCAATAAAAGCACGCTGCTTATTATGGGGTTTCGGTATCGTTACGGTCGCCATCTGCATATTTCACCAAGATTTCGAACATACCGCCTTGACCATCACCGGCTATTTTCTTCGGCGCATCCAGCCCCAACAAATCAGCGCGGCG